AAGCGAAGACCGATAGCGACCAAAAAGCGCAACTCGCCGCTATCGCCGCGCAGCGCACCATCGTGGTAACCCCCCAGCAAGCCGCGGCGGTCGCCAACACGCTGCCCAATCTTCCCGCCCAGGTCCAAGTCCAGCAGGTGCCCGCCACAGCCATCACGCCGGCTTCGCAGCAAATCATGATTCCGCAGGCCGACATTCCCGCGTTCCAGGCCTACAAGCTCGACTGCGACGAGAACAGCGCTAAGCTCACCGCCTGCTCGCTCAACGCTGCCAGCGCCGCGGTGATCCAGCAGGGCATAGCCAGCCAGCTCGCCGCAGTGACCAAAGAGCGCGACAGTTGGGAGGCCACTGCCAAGGGCGGCACGTTCTGGCAGCGATTCAAGCATGATGCAATTGTGATCACGGTCACAGCAGGTGCGGCATACGCCGCCGGAAGGTTAACAAAATGAAGCTGTTTCTGCTTGCATTAGCGGTCGAGATCATCACCGCAGGCTGGTTTTTCTATCGCATCAAAGACGACACGAACGATGGTGATTTGATCCTCGGACTGCTTTTTTGGGCGATGTGCGCGTTCTATATCCTCGCCGATGGCGCATGGGGTGCGATTCTGATCTGGAAAGCGGTCCATCCGTGAGTGGCAACTGGGCAGCAGGGTTTCTCCGGTCGCAACTGAGCGACAAAGATGGCAGCGTGAGCAATACGCGCGTGATGCAATGCCTGATCATCTGCCACGTGTTGGGATGGGTCAGCGCGCTCCTGTTCTGCTACTGCCTGATTACCTACAAGACGCACGGCGTCATAAGCATGACGGACATGGTGACGTTTATTGGCTCCCTTGGCACGTTCGCGACCATGCTGATCGGAACGCTTGGGCTCATCAAAGGCGGAACGGACGTGGCAAACAACCGAGCTCCAAATGCTCAGGATCAGGTTCAACCGCCCTCAGCGGGAGCAGATGGTAAACTCTAACGCAGATTGTGAGGATTCAAAATGGTGCATTTTCTGGTGATTTCAATCGCAATTTTCTTGGCATTCAACCTGGGCGTGTGGCTGGCTCCTGTCGTGCGCGGCGACTACGCCGAGTTCAAGGCCTACGTCGAGAGCAAAATCAAAGCAGCCGAGCAGGCCGCGAAGGACAAGCTTTAACTGCGTCACTTTATAACGGGGCCGGTCTGGCAAAGGGCCGGCCTATTTTTAGAGTGAGCGCGTAATCTCTGCGGCAACCACCGCAGTATTCCGCACCCCGAAAGGAGCGCGGAGCAGTCCAGAGCAGCCCCGGTGATGAGCCGGGGTGGACCTTTGAGGGAATGAATGGGCGATTCAGAGCAGCGTGATCAAGTGCAAGAAAAGCTAGACCTGTTGCTGGATCGATTTCAGGACATATCGAACCGTCTCGCAGTGCAGAGCGTCCAGCTATTCGGCGCACCTGAAGACCAGTTCACTGCCGGCCATCTGCCCATGCTCAAGAAGGAAGTCTCAGCTTTGGATAACCGCGTGACGATCATCGAAGGCGTCCACGCGAAAGAGCGCGGCCAGTCCGGCATTGTCATTCCATTTCTGCGCTGGGTTGGTAGCGCAGCGCTCCTGACGGCCGGCGCGATGCTGCAGTGGTTCCTTGCGAGGCCAAAGTGATGGCGTCCGAAATCTATAATCCCGAAATCGCTGAAGAAATCCTGGTCCGCATGAGTGGCGGCGAGAGTCTGCGCACGATCTGTTCCGACGATGGGTACCCATGCCGCAGGACGGTGACCCGTTGGGCCGTGCGCGATACCGATGGGTTTGGGGTGCGGTATGCGGCTGCGCGTCGGGCTGGGGTTGAATCGCGGATCGAAGACGCCAACGAAATCGCTGCGGAGACGCCGACATATCTCGACGAGAACGGAAAAACCCGCATCGATGCCGCCGGCATTCAGCGCAACCGCCTGCGCGTTGACACGGCCAAATGGGAAGCCTCACACCTACTGCGCGGCGGACTTGATTATGGCGCCCCGCTGGACTACGGCGATAAGCTTGAGCATTCCGGCGACCCTGAAAGGCCCATCGGCCTCACAATCGTCAGCTCGATACCCAGGCCTGAGCGGAAGTAGTATCCTTGCGATGAGGTGATTCATGCCAGCATTCGGCGCAGTGCAAACCCCGACAGAACTTTCCAGCGGCGACAAGTTGGCCGTGCTCAACGCCGAGAACTTGGCTCTGAACGCGCTCACGATGGCCGTGTCGCTGACTCCCCAACCGACTCCAGTTGTGCTGGCGATCTACAACAACAGCGGGCAAGCGGTAACGCTTGTGGCGTCGCCCGACTTCACCGCTGCTGATTACCTTCCCGTCACCGATACGGCCGGCGTGGCCGTGGCGCTCGCCGCCGGCACAGTGCGCGAGGTTGAGGTTGCGCCCGGATTGCAGTACGCGGTCAAGGCTGGTGCAGCGATCACGGCGGGGACGATTTGGCTGGCGCGATAGTCGGTTTATCGGGTTTTGAGCGCGGAATGTACGATCTGCGCAAGAAATACGATCCATACCCCATGCAGGCTCGATTTCACGCGACAACCTGCCAGTATCCATTCATGGGTGGCGCGGCCGGCCCTGGCAAGACCCTCGCCATGATCATGGAGCAGATGACGGCCTGCAATGAGTTCAATGTGGACGATGGTCCGCAGGTTCACACTCTTCTTCTGCGCCGCACTAATCCCAAGCTCGAAGCAACCGTGATTACCCGCTTCCGCGAAGCCATCGACCCGAGTCTGTATTCAAAATTCAACCTCACAAAAAGCGAGGTCACCTGGCGCAATGGGGCGACAACGCTTTTCGGTTCAATGCAGTATGACCACAACGCATGGGATTATCAGGGCCAATGGCTGCAAATTGGGTACGATGAGCTGTGCGAGTTCACGTTCAATCAGTGGATGGCTACCAGTGCCTGGAACCGATGCCCGGTCAGCCCGTACGCCAAGAAGTATGGCGCCGGAAACCCGGTGGGCATCGGCGCGCTCTGGTGTGAGGATCTCTGGGTAAATCTCGTTCCCTGCAACGGCATGGACGAGGATCAGAAGCGCGAATATCTGGCGGGAATCTATTACGAAAATGGCGTCAAGAAGCATCGCGATTACGCTTACTTTCCAGCGACTTACCTCGACAATCCTGTTTACGCGAACGATCCGACATTCCTTAAAAACCTCGCCTCCTATCCTGTTGCGGTACGCGATGCGCTCAAATTCGGCAAGTGGGGCGTGGCGGCCGGCTACTTCCGCGGCATCTGGGACGAGGCCGAGCACGTCTATGCCGATGGCGAAGTAGAGCTTCTTCCCTACTGGAAGCGCTGGATCTCTGGAAACTGGGGATACGAGCACCCAGCAGCTTTCTACAAACACTGCATGGACGATAAGGGCGTCGTCTACACCTACGATGAAATGGTAGTACAGCACCAATCTCCTGAGGTTTTGGCCGAATCTGTTGCCAACTGGGCTATTGACGATGATGGTTCCATGCCAAAATTTATCAGTTTTCCGTTCTCGTTCGATGCACAGCGGTCGATGGCGACCAGCACAATGGGCGCAGAGCCGAACTCAATCGCCGCCCGCATGACCCCAATTCTCCGCGCCGCTGGCATCCCCGAACCATATCCGAGCACACGGGACAAGGTGGGGCGCGATAGCCTGATGCGTGAGCGCCTGGAAAAGCGCATCTGCCTGGGCGAGAGCGCGGATGGTCATTTCATCGAGGTTCCCAACTGGAGAATTAGCAGGCGCTGCAAGGAGTTGATTCGCGTGATTCCAATCGCCAAGGCAGATGATAAAGATCCTGAGAAGATCGAGCCAGTAAACGATGGCTCAGACAGCCCGCTGCAGGGCGCAGGGTACGGGCTGTACGGAATTTGGGGAAAACCTGCTAAGATTCCCTCGTCTGTGAGGCGCGCCGAGCTGGCGGCGTCTATCATTGAGCCTAACGCTACGCCAACAGCCGAGCAAATGACCAATTTGGCTATGGCGATGCGCAAGTTTGGAAGTGATGAGCGCAACAAACCAAAGCGGAGGGGAAGATGGTCGGTACGATAATCTTGGCAGTTCTTTGGGTCATAAGCGGATGGGCATTCAACGACTTCGCCAAGCGCTCCCGGAAAGAGATTGCAGACCTGAAGCGCGAGAACTTGACGCTGGCAAAGGTATCCCAGGCCCACCATAAGCGAATGGATGAGCTATGGAAGCAGGTGGACCTGCTGCTGCTTGAGCGCGAACAGCGCGAAAAGCGTTTGACAGCGGAAGCCGAAAAGCCGAAGATTATTGCGAAACCAGCCGCGCCAAAGCGTGTAAACTGGCATCAGGCGCGTGAAGCGCTGGAAAATCGCGATGCACCGGAGGAAGAATGACCCACGTCACAGATGAGCGGAAAGCGCAGTTGGATGCCGCAGCGGAAGAGCGAGCAGCATGCTTGGAAGAAGTCAAGCATCCGGTAGCTGGCGTTCATGTCCAGAGTTTGATTGACGAGCCGGAGTCCTACCACGCGGGCCAGTTGACTCCCGCCTACCATGTGCCGGGCAATGTGGAACGCAATCCCCTGTTCCCGCTGACCACGGAATCAATCCAGGAGGCTGCGACCGAAGGAGTCGAGTTGATCCCCTCCTCCCCCAGCGCCGCCGATCTTGAATTGGGAGAGGGGACATTGCCGAAAGGCGTTGAATCCATCAAGTCGACAGGGATATTCGCAGAGCCCAGCGCCGCCACTTCCTTCGTCGCCGGCACAGGCGATGCGCCTCCGGAAGGTGCAGAGATCCCGGAAATCATAAAGGAGGCCGCTCTGGTCGAGCCGGTGGACCCTACGCTGACCGCCATCGATTCCTCCACACTCACGCACGAGGAAGAATCACCTGCTGGCAACGTGATTGCACCGAACCCCGAGACGACTGAAGAACAGGAGCAACCCCTTGGAAATGCCTAAATCCCTTTCGCGCCTTGGCAGCCGCCGTAGTGAAGCTGCACCCGAACCGACCAAAGCACCCGTGAACGTCGAGAACGGCGAGCAGCCCGAGGGCGACCATATGCACGCTGCCGCCGAGTCCCTGCACGCCGCTGACCCCGGCTCCAAGCACATGGTTGTCTCGCATGACGGCTATGCGTATAAGTCGCACGGCATCCGCGAGGACGGCACACATGACCCGGAGCAGGGCGCGCACGATGCGCAAAACATCGAAGAGCTGAAACCGAGGCTGATGAAGTTCTTTGACGAGGAAGCTCAGGAGCCCAGCGAGAAGGGCGAAGAGCCGGAAGAGAACCAGAGCCTTTACTGAGGAGAAATTCGCATGATCAAGCCCACAGTGGGCCGCGTAGTCTTGTACTACCGGCACGGCAAGACGCAATTTGACGCGAACGAGCAGCCCGAGGCGGCAACGGTCGCGTATGTCCACTCTGACACGATGATTAATCTGTCTATAGTTGATCACAATGGGGTGCAGTTCCCCGCAACCAGCGTCTTTCTGTACCAGGGGGATGGTGATCGTCCGCAGGGTTCTTACGCTGAGTGGATGCCTTACCAAAAGGGTCAGGCCGCAAAAACTGAAGCCCTCGAAGCCGCGCTCAAGCAGTAAACAACCGGGCAATCTGCCCACCATGGAGAATGCAAATGAAGCTGTTTCGCTCGCTCGTTTCCCTGATCGCTGTAGCCGGATTCGTCGGCGTGCCAGCGTTTGCCCAAAACCCCGCCGTGTTTGGCGGCGTTGCCAATGCGTACTCGTTCGCCTACGGCCTCAACTCGCTTGTGCCGCCCTTGCAGATTGATTCGACGCTGGTCACGAACGGCGCCGGCGTCGCCACCTTCACCGTCGCCTTCGGAACCGTTGCTACCAGCGATGGCACCCTGATTACTCCGCTTTCCACCGCTGCGCCGGTTACTGTAGGCACTGGGGCGAATGCGGAGACGGTGACGCCTAGCGCGGTGAGCTGCCGGACCCCGCAGGTATACCAGTCCTGCTCGTTCACGGCTACCTTTGCTTATCCGCATGGTACAGGTGACAGGGTCACCAGCGGAACCTACGGTATCGCCGAGGCGCAGATTTACGTCACCAACAAGTGGGGATACGGACTGGTCGCCATTAGCCCTCAACTGCTCAATATGGCAGGCATCGCGTCCGGCCACACAGCCTCGAATGCGTTTATCGTGGCCATCAAGTCGGCGTCGGCCACGGCCACGGTGCTCGACTGGGGCGGCGGTGTCGGCGCACTGTCGTATACGGCAGCGGTCGGCAGCGTCCTGGCTTCCACGACTCACGTCATCTACTAATGCCAGCCGTCTCCAAGAAGCAACGCGAGGCCATGGCCATCGCGGAACACGACCCCGGCAAGCTCAACCCAGCGAACCGGGGCCTCCTTGCGATGTCGCACAAGCAACTGCACGAGTTCGCGGACACCAAAGAGACTGGACTGCCGGAGCGCAAGGGTAGCATGATTTCGGCGCGGAGGAAACGTAAATGAGCCTGTTGACTGCCAAGAGACGGAACAGTCTGCCGAGTTCGGATTTTGCGGGACCGGATCGGTCGTATCCGGTTGAAAATAAAAGCCACGCTCGGAACGCCCTCGCTCGCGCATCTGGCAAGCCGGTAGAGGCAGAGATTCGCGCCAAGGTCCACAGCAAGTATCCCGAAATTGGCGAAGGAAGCATGATTTCCCGCCGAAAGAGATCGTAAGCCATGATCAACGCCGCTGCACTCTCGCCCGCACAGAAGGTCGATTATATCCGCGACCAGATTATGCAGGTGCGCGCAAACCTGCTCACGTTCATCACCTGCCCGTACTGTGGTCACGAGAACACGCCGGTCGATGAGCACGTATGCTGCAAGCTGTTTGGCGAGGCCAGCCTGGCGGTGATCGACCGCATGGACAAGCAGGCCGCGATTGACTTCCTGAACACTGTGCAGGATAAGGTAAACTGAGCGCATGGCGACATTGCCCACCATCGAAGAACCCACCGCGCCAAACGATGGCGACCAGGCCGTAGAAGATCACCCCGCAGAAATCCAAGACCCCAACGAGCCACCAACCTATGGTGAGCGCAACTGCTATCTGCCTGAGCAACTCAAGAACGCTCTGAAAGTGGCGCTGGAGTCGCTGGCCACAAAGGAGCTTTATGATAGACGACGCGAAGTTATGCGCGACCGGCGCAACCGCTATTACCGCAAGGGATTCCAGCATATCTATGAGAACCGCCAGACTGGCATGTTCGCTGTGGGCGTCGCCGGCGAGTCCGTTGCAGTGGGCAGCGGCTTTATCGAATGCCCGCAGTACATTGGGGATTACAACATTGTGCGCCCTACAGAACTCGTCATCGAATCCGTACTTACGCAGAACCCTCCCGGCATCGACTTCCGCCCCAACACGCAGCAGACAGAAGACTTAGAAGCGGCCAACACCGCTGAGATTTACCGGGAATTCTTCGACCGCTCGAACGACTCCAAAGGTATCCAGCTCAAGATCGTGCAGCACATGTGCGAGAGTGGCCGCACGGTGGTTTCGGTCAACACCGAGGCCAATGCGCAGTTATGGGGTATGAACGACGACGGCGAGGCTAAGCAGAACGAGACAGCGCATGTTTGGGGCACGCTTGAATCCCGCGTCTTCCCGCTGACGGCGAAGTGCCAAAACGATCTTGATGCGGTGATCCTCTACAACGATCCCACTGTCAACTCCGCGAAGATGCAGTATCCGCACATCGCCAAGAAGGTCAAGGGCGATTCGTCCGGCATCTGCGAGAACGCTTACGAGCGCATCGCGCGACTCGGAGTCTTGCAGGGCACCCGGCGCTATGCGCAGGTTGGCGATGCCATGACGCATCTCGCCGTGCGCGCAAACTGCTATTTGCGCCCCTGCAACTTCCTTGACGACAAGTTTGATGATCCATACGAGCTATTCGCGGGCGACAAAGAGCACGACATTCCGCCCGACGCGCCCGAACAGAACACAGTGAAGGGCGGTCCACGTGATGGCGAACCATTCACGGTGCGCGACAAGCTGAATCAGCTCTTCCCTGATGGTGTACACTGCGTTTTCCTGGGCAAACAGTACGCCGAGGCCTGGGCTGAGTCGATGGACGACGGGCTGGTGATCGGCTTCCCCTACGAAGGCGACGGCATGGCGCGGGAAGCGATCATGGATGACTCGATTGTCATTCAGGACTTCTTTAATGACATCATGAACTCGCTGCGGGAGGCGCAAGACCTGGGCTGGCCGCGGACTCACATATCCGCCGAGGACGATGAATTCGACGCGCTTCAGGATCAGCGCAGTGAGCCTTACGCTTTTTCCCTCAAAAAGGCTCGCACCGGCATGAAGCTGGAAGACGACTTCTTCCGCGAGCCCGATTTGGTGCTGCCCGCTTCGCTCGTGAGCCTGATGGAGTACCTGGCAGGTCCATTCCTGCAATTCGTGCTTGGTACGCCCCCGGCGCTGTTCGGCGCCAGCATGGAGGACCAGAAAACCGCTTCGGGCTACGCGCAGGCTAAGAATCAGGCGATGGGCGTCAAGGGCATACCCTGGATGAGCGTCCAGTGGATCATGGCGCGCATGTACTACCTCGCCGCGTTGAAGGCCAGCAAGAATCCGGACCACGCGGAACAGATTTTGGTGCCCGTAAAGGGCCAAACGCAGGTTTTGAAGCTCGAAAAACTGACAAAAGGCAAATTTGGAGCATTTCCAGACGAAGATTCGAGTTTTCCGGAGTCCACTTCCGCAAAAAGAGCACTTTTGCAGCAACTCATGACGGTTGCAACGCAAAACCCACAGATTTCCGCGCAACTGCTCGGCGACGTGTACAACTGGGAGATTATCTGCCAGATTTTCGGATTCAAAGAGCTTCAGCTCATGGAAGCGGAGTCTGCAAAGAAGCAAATGCGCGAAATCGAGGAGCTTTTGGATCAATCCCCGATCCCGCCAAGCCCAGAAGAGATGCAGGCGTATGCGCAGCAGCAATCGCAGATTCTCCAGCAGCACGCGGCCGCCGCTTTGATGGCGCAACAGCAGGGATTGCCGGAACCGCCCGCGCCGCAGCCGCCGAAGATGATCGACCTGGGCGACGGGCAGCAATACCCCGAAGACCTGCTCAAGCCGTCGATTGAGGTTGACGATTTGGACTTCCACCAGTGGGAGGGTCCTTGCGCGCAGAATTGGCTCTCCACCGAGGCCGCATGGCGCGAATTGAACGTAGGCCGACCCGGCGCGGATGGTACGCCCATGCCGAACGTCGCGGGCGTCGAGAATGTAAAATTGCATGCGAAGGAGCATTTAGAGCGCGCGGCTGCTATGATTCAGGCACAGCAGGCGGCGATGAGTGCGATAACGCCAGCGAAACCAGCGCAGCAAGGGCCACCGCAGGCACCGGCAGCGCCAGAGACGATGTAAGGAGCAAGTCATGGAAGTTTGCGTTCGATGCCGCCAGCCAGCATCTATTGGGAAAAATCGCTATCGCTCGAAGTACGGTTGGTTTCATCATGATTGCGCGAAAGCGAAACAAGAGCAACTTTTATGGAAAGAGATTGAGCGCCAATCTAAGATTCCAAGTCCCTTGACGGAACCACTTGAAATCACAGATGAAATGAACCGACCTTTACTGTAAGGAGCGACAATGATCTCACCGTTTCACGAGTTCATAAGATTTCCGCGAAAACTCCCACTGATGCCGGTGTTTAGTTTTGGAAACACTTTCGACCCCAAAACTCCCGCCAATTACGAAGTGATTTCCATGAAGCGGCAAATGTGGGCTATTGATGGGGACGTTAAGGGAGTACCAATCTACTACACTGATCCTGCGACCAAATTCAATGTAATCGAGGGATTTAGGTGTGAACGCTGTAACAGAACGTTTTTTGCGTCAGATTTGAACGATTTCGCGCATGAGTGCATGGAAGCCGCGAACTAAGGAGAAAGTAGCGATATGGCAGACGAAGTCCTGTTGGAAACACCGGAAACTGAAGACGTAGACCTTGGAACGGAATCGACCGAAGGCGCGGAAGAATCGACCGCTGAAGGCACCGAAACACAGACCACAGAGACAACGCAGACCCGCGACGACTCCGCGCCAGTAATCTCCGACTCGAACGGTCAGCTCAAGCTCTCCGAGACGGCCCGCGCAGAACTCGACAAGATCAAGGCTGAGAATCCGCGTCTGGCCCGCGAGATGCGCGCCGCGCTGTTCGACCGGCAGGCGTTACTTGCCAAGGTTCCGGGCGGCGTCAAGGAAGCGCTTGCGACCATTGAGGCGTATGAGGCCGAGGGCGGTTCCGAGGCGGTTCAGCAGGTCAAGCAGGAACTGGGCCAGTGGAAAGACCTTGACGCTGACTTTCAGGCCGGCCGCCCCGAGTTCGTAAACGACATTGCCGCTGGCAACCCCGAAGCGTTCACCAAGATTGGCCCAGTGGTCATGGCGAAGCTGGCCGAGATCGCGCCGGACGTGTTCTCGCACGAGGTTTCCAAGGTCTTCGCGCAGGACATGGCCGCGAATGACGTTGTGCTGACCATGCGGCTGTTCCAGCGCGAGATTGCCGCACTGCCGGAAGAGAGTCGCGGGCCAGTACAGCAGCTTTGGCAGCAGCTTGCCGCCTATGTGGATCGCGTCAATGGTCTGGCCAAGGCCGCTCCGAAGACGGAAGCCAAGCCGAGCGCGGCCAATCCCACCGGAAACCTTGATATGGACCAGCGCGAACACGCATTGACCATTCAGGAGTTCGGCGCGGAACGGGCTCGGGTCTACAACTCTGTGACCGAAGGCGAATTCAAGAAGCAATTGGGCGGACGCAAAGCCAGCGAGACGCAGATTTCAGCTATTCGCGAGTTGTTCGATTCGCGCCTGGACAAGATGCTGCGCTCAGATAAGGCGCACACGTCCAAGGTGGACCGCTTCCTAGCAGCTAAAGACAAAGCAGGCTACGCGAAGCACGTGGCGGCAGCCTACCGCGCCAAGGCTCCGCTAGCGATGGAACAGGCATTCAAGGCGGTCATGCCGGGTAAGCCTGGACCGGTTGCGGCAAAGCCAGCCGCGAAGGCAGCAGCGGGCGCGGCCAAAGCACCGACGACTGCGGTAACTGGTTTCACGCGCTCAGCGACGAAGCCGGATCACAACGCGGTCAATTGGCAGGCGACTAACGCGATTCCGGGCAAGAAGGCGGGTGATGGCAAATTCATCATGCGCGATGGATCACGAGTGCTGTACAGCCGATAGGAGAAAGTTGATGGAAGTGTTTGGAAAGTTCGTTTTCGGATTGCTGATAGGCGCATTGGGCGTTTTTTCGCAGGCTTATGCGGCAGTCATATTGTGGCGATGGTTTGTGATTCCACTGTTCCACTCAAACCCGCTGACGTGGAATGTCGCCTACGGCTTGATTCTGCTTCTTGGAATCATGCACGCGACTATTAGCCCTAAGCAGAAAGACAAATCCTTTTCTGCAATCATGGCCCGATCAATCGCAATCTGCGTTATTGCTCCGTGGATTTCGGTTCTCATCGGCTGGATAATCAAATAGGAGACGCACGTGGAAGAACGAATTCAAGGTACAGTGAAGTGGTTCAAGAACGAACTCGGGTACGGTTTCATCGGCCCGGATCGCGGCGGCAAGGACATTTTCGTCCACCATAGCGCAATCGAGATGGACGGCTACAAGACGCTGACCGAGGGCCAGCGCGTGGAGTTTGCGGTTGTGCCGGGCGGAAAAGGGCCTCAGGCGCACGCAGTACGTGTGATTTAAGTAGGGCGTGGCGAATATTTCATAGTAGCTTCATCAATCCAAATCAGGAGAAATTCCATGTATCCGTTAAATCAAACAGCAAACAGTACAATCGCCTCCGCCCCCATCCCTTACCCCCTCGATAGTCCAGGCCAACAGAGCGCTGGGATTGCTTCTTCTTTGCAGTCTCTTAGCCAGCAAGTCGAGTCAGCCGTAAAACTTGCATATAGTGTTCGTGCGGCTTTGGGTATTGCTGCGCCAGAAACCAAAGGCAAAGAGCCTTCCCAGCCCGCATCTCTTCTGGATGTTTTGAATTCATTCCGCTGCCTATTGGAGCGGGCAAACCAGGACTTCGAAACTGTGATCAACTATATCAACTCGTGAACCATAGCGCCTCGGTTTCCTGAGGCGCTTGACTTCCTGTGGTATAGTGGATTCGTAATCTCTCGAAGCGCACGGCACGATGGAACCCGGCCCATTACAAACGGTTAAGCCAAGCGCAGAGAGCCTGAAAATTGAAAGTATCACCATGAAGTTTGCAACGCGATTGCCTGGAGTGCGTGACTCCTACCAAAAAACGTAGCGATCAACCGGCAGCGGAATGGCGACAGCAGCTCAAATTCACTTGAGGTGACTCGCTATGGCAGCCGGAAACAATGCAAACACTATTGCGTCCCAGCGCGAATATCTGCGCGATAAACTGGAAGAGACCTTCCTCCTTTCCTCCGTTCTCTGGAGCCGCATTCAGGCGCGCACCGACATTAAGCCGGTTTCCTCGCGACCCTCGCGTATCCCCTTCACCCCGATCCCCACAGCTTCGTTCCGCCAGGTCAACCCGGACGGCGGCGATCTCGGCGTCGGTGATGCCCCGCAGGAAGTCTACGGGCAGCTTTCATGCGTGTACTTCGCCCAGGGCGGCGCTTACACTGCGCAGTCCGAGTACGCGACCAGCGGCGATTCGCGCGCCATCAAGGATTACGTCGCCTACACCGAGGAAACCGTAACCCGTACCTTTGCGGGCCTGATGGACGCGGTAATTTGCTCGGGCGGTGGCGACGGACAGCTCGATACCATCGTGACTGTCGGCGCGAACTACCTCGTCGTCAACAACGCGAACCTGTTCTCTTCGGGCCAGATCCTCGACATTTGGACGGCCACCAATGGCGCATATGTCGGGCCGGTCAAGGTCCAGACCGTCGATACCACCAACACGACCATCTGGCTCACCGGCGCGGTTCCGGCCGGCACGACTGTCGGCTATGGCCTGTACGTGAGCGGATCTTCGGGCACATCGAATTCCTCGCTCTTTGGGCGCAACTACTATCAGGTTGTCGGCAACGTGAGCAACTTCATGAACATCCTGCGCTCGACCTATCCTGACCAGTTCTCCATCCGCAACATTCCCGCTAATGGCGCACTGGTTCCGGCTACGGTCCGCGCGATGCTCAACCAGATCATCCTCGCCAAGGGCGTTGACGCTGCGGACGAGAACGACTTGGTGGTCCACATGAACGTGGACATGGACGCGGCCTGGGAAAACAATGTCCTGCTCGTCCAGCGCATCGACATTGGCTCAGGATCGCGGCGCAATTCCGACGACATACTCGCCAAGAAGTCTTCGGAGACGGTTGGCGGATACGAGAAGGTCATTAATCCGCGCGCCCAGCCCGGACTGATCGATTTCTTCGCGCTAAAGCAGTGGGGCAGGCTCGAAGCCAAGGCGCTCGACATGTATGAGTGCGATGGGCTCACGACCTTCACGAAGTACGGCCAGGACGGTTCCGTGAACATGACAAACATGTTTTGGGAGATCATCGGCGTGCAGATTGGCTCGTGGATGCCGCGTATCAATGCGTCGATCACCAACGTGACCATCCCCAGGTACTACTTCGGCCACTAAACCCGGCACGCGGCTCATCTAACCCGGTGGGCCGCGTGGTAGCATGGAAGCCATGATCCTGACCGAAAACAGCGCGACACCCACGCATCACCCCACGCCTATGGCCCGTTTTGGCCTGAATCCCCACGGGGCGCCCATGTGGCGCATCGTGTTCGCGGATTCGGTGCGGAACCTGGTCGGCGGCAGGTGGCCGGATGGGAAAGAAGAGTACCGACTGGCACGCTTCTACAATGGCCCTGGCGCAAAGGGTAAATGGGTGCTGGAATCGTGGATTTCGGCGTTTGAGCACACCGGATGTACTGCGGCAGAATACCCCATCAAATTCCAAGTTCCCAACTGCGTAACGACCATCCAGAGCGAGCCGTATCCGTATGAGGGAACCTACGTTCAGCGCTACATCTTCCCCGGCGAGCCGGAAGGCATCGAGCAACTGATTCAGAAGTGGAACCACGACAAAAACATCACGTTTGCGGAGCGCCGCCGTCTTCGCCAGGAAATGATCGACTACCAGGCGCAGAAAACGCAGGAATCGGAGCGCTACCGCTTGCGCGAGGCGCAGCCCGACCCGAACGGGCTTATGATGTTGAGCAAGGTGAAATCGGCGAAAGTGGGCCGCGCATCAGACCACAAACTCCCCCCGATGGGGCTAAGCCAGTTGCAAGGAGCGTAGATGGATACGCGAGCACTTTTTAGTTCGGCATCGGAAGAATGGTCCACGCCGATTGACGTTTATGACGCTCTAGATGCTGAATTTAACTTCGATTTTGACCCATGTCCGCTGGGCGGAATGGTTGACGGAACTGCACCGCTCTTTGTTCAATAGCGCGGGAAGTGGGTTTTCTGCAATCCTCCGTATGGTCCCGGCTTGCGCCCATTTCTTGAACGCGCCCTAGAAGCTGATGTTGCGGTGTTTCTTATCCCAGCCCGAACAGATACGCGCTGGTTCCATGAAATCGTTTTGCCGTACGCGAAAGAAATCCGCTTCATCAAGGGGCGACTCAAGTTCGGCGATTCCAAGAACTCGGCACCATTTCCGAGTATGATCGTGATATTCCAAGGAGCGTGACATGGGAAGACCGAAGCTATGGCCAGATGGACAGAAGGCCCTCGACGAAGTGCAGCAAAACGGACGGCAGCGCAGAATTGAACCGCTCGCCCCGCAGATCGCGGACATGATCCGCAATGAAACGGTGCACGTGTTCAATGTCGGCCCGTGGGGCTTCAAGGAAAACATGGGTTCGCTCGGAATCTTCTTCATGCCTGCCTGCGAAGTCGGCGCGCCGATGGAGTGGGAACGCCTGCGGATGCGCAGCGACAACGGGAAGTACGTTCCCGACCATTGGGAGCCGGGCGAGCGGCGCGTCACCGATCCGCGCACCGAGTACGCCGCGATGAAGCCGCTGCCCGGCCTGATGGCCGAGCCGCTACCGGTCCAGCAGGACGAGGCCATGTGGAGCCTCAAGGACACGGGACGCTACTTTGCCAACGAGCTTTTGGGTGTCGGAATCGGGCACAGCGCGCGTACCTCTCATGTGCGGCACGGATGCTTTATTGCCGAGGGAAAGAAGCCGACAGCGGAAGAGCTGGCGAAGGCGCGCGAGACCATGGAAACCGACTACATGGCCGAAATGATCCGCGAGGCTGATCTCGCCTGGGCGCAGGGTCCGATGAAGGCTGAGGCAATCATTCGCCCCGAGATTCACCATGTGTGCGCTCGCTGGCTCAACCTGGGCGATCGCGACTGGCTGCGTGGCACCAAACCTCAAGGCCGCGTTACGTGCGAGATGTGCGGCTTGCTGGTAGACAAGGGCATCGCGACTTGCCAGAACGGTCACATCGTGGATGCCGAGGCCTACAAGCGGGCTCACGCGCAGCAGGAAGCAATTAAGAAGTCGCTGGAAACTGCCTAATGCCTTTCCCGCCGTCCAATCTCGCGCCGTACCACGTACTCGATGATGGGCACGGGGGCGGCGCGCTGGCGACGGCACGCGGGCGGCTGAACGACATGATCCAGAGCGTGGGAGGCGACATCCTCAAAGTGGATCAGCCCTTCGCGCAGACGTACTGCAATAATGCATGGCTCCGTCTCCAGCAGTTCCTTGCGAATCTGGGCTATGGACGGCTGATCGACGAGGAAGTAATTTCTGCGCTGCCGATCTGCGGGAATCTGCAAGACCCGGCCACGCAGTGCTGGATTGACTGGACGGGCTTCTTCGACGGAACGCAACTCTGGACAAACTACGCGCTCCCGCAGCGCTGCTCCTTCCCACTCAAGATTTGGGACCGCGCATCTGGCTACAATTCCGGCTGGGGCGAACCGCTGATCAACGTCATGGACGGCCTGCCCGCGAGATTCAAATACCAGCGCAACAGCCTATTCGAATGGCGCAACGACCGGATTTATATGCCTGGAACGACGATTCCGGTCGATTTGCGGGTGCGATTTGCGCAGTTCTTCCCATTTTTTGAGACGCAGGGCGAGACGCAGTGGTACCAGCAGCCGGTGCCGATTGTTGGCTGCCTGGACGCGCTGGCGGATTATATTTGCGTGGAAGCCTGTGACGGGCGCGACGACATCGACTCTGCGACGTTCAAGAGCCGCGCTGAGGGCGAAGCAAAGTTGATTTTCAACCGCGATGTGCGGCTCAAGAACCGATCCAATGTGCGCCGGCGCCCCCACAGCGGCCCACGCAACCAGGGCGGCGGTTACGGCTATGGCGGCAATGGCGGTTAGTGGTAGGATATTTCAGGAGGCATCATGCTCACGATTACACCGATTACGGCACCGCAGAACCCGGACGTTACCGAGCGCGAAGCTCTTGTCGATGGTACCATCGCACTGACCGGCAACTACGGCGGCGCGAATACGCACGGCGATACGCTGAACCTCGCACAGCTTCAGGATTTGGCGAAGTCCTCGCAGTTGCCAACCAAGGTTGAGATTTGGGAGGCTCCGCCCGCAGGGGCCGCGCCGACCGGCTTTGAATTCGTCTTCTGTCCCAGAACAACTCAAGCGAATGGCGTGCTGTGTATCCTTGGAACCGGCGCGGCAGCCGGTGGCCCCGCGCAGGAGTACACCGAGGCTTCCGCTTACTCTGCGGCTCTCCTGGCTACGGTTCTTCGCGTTCGCGCATGGTTCCCCAGCTATTAGCCAAAGGGGACTAGATGCCTGGATTCGCAACTAAAGGTGCAATTGAAATCCCTCTTGAGAATTTTGGTGGCCGCGTTACTGAGATGGCGGCCACCGACATTCCCGATGGCGTCTCGCCTGACGAGCAGGACAATACCTATCGCCCAGGCGCGGTGATGACGCGCCCCAACCTTCAGCGCGTCCTAACGAACGCCCCGCCAAACACCACTTGCACCTATCAGAAATCCTTTGTCACGCCCACCGGCGCGATTAAGAACCTGTATCTGTTCTCGAATGGCGAGCTTTACTGGGAAGACCCCATCAACGCGCCCGGCGTCGTCAATCTGCTCTTTACGGGGCCGCCTGGGAGCTATGCCAAGTCCGCGACGATGTTTGGACGCGAGTTCATCGGTATCTCTGACGCCCTGCACGGCGCGACTGTGCCGCTTCAGTGGGATGGAACCTATCTTGACCGCGTGACGCAGGACGGACCCGGCGCATGCCCTACGGTGACCTCTCTTGCGCCAACTCCCGCGCAGATGGTGGCCGCGCCGAACACGCTCACGCGCAACGGGAACATTGTCACCGCGAACTTGGCGACTGCGCCCAATCCGCCGCTGCAAATCGGCTATCAAGCGCAGATTTCCAATGTTCCGGACTCAAACTCGACAACAGTCAACCAATCGGCCACATCGGCGTGGCCTTCCGGCCAGACTGCGACCAGCAAGTGGGGGGCAGCCACAAATCAGTGGCGCTCGAACTTTAACCCGGGCGTGTCTGCGCTGTCGGACCTAACCTTTCACAATTTCGGGTTTGCGATCCCCTCCACCGCAATCATTTTGGGCGTGGAACTCAGCGCGGAACTTGTCTCGCAATCAGCCTCTGGTGCAACGCTGTCGCAGGTTGCGCTATGGAATAGCGGCGGCCAAGTGGGAACCGCGAAGGATCCGGGGACCAATTTCACCACAACAAAGACGATCCAGCCCTACGGCAGCGCGGGAGATTCATGGGGCGCCGCACTCACGCCGGCCATCGTCAACGATCCCAGCTTCGGTTTTGCGATGGCAGCCAATACCGATACCAGCCGCGTGTTCATCGGCATCCCGTTTCAGATGACGATTTACTACACGCTGTCCGGATCGGGAACCGTGGCGATCATCCAATCCATCGTGATCGACAACGAAACCGCGCCGGGCCTGGCGCTGGTTACCACTACGCAACCGCACGGTCTGGCTCCAGAAGAGTATGTCTCGATTGTTGGCGTAGAGCCGGGCACGCTGGCAGACATCTCTGCAGCGCAGTGGACCTCCGGTCGGACGACAATCACCACGAATACCTCGCACCGCCTGATTCCCGGCAGTGTCGTGCAGATTGGCTCTGTGGCCACGGCCACCAGCGGGACCACCTTCAGCTTCGATGGGACGTTCGCAGTAGAGACAGTGCCCTCGCCGAACCAGATCACCTATCTGCAGACGCCGATCACCGCGACGACTCCCAACGTGATCAATGCCACGTCCAACACCGGCAGTATCGTGATCGCGTGGCCAGTCCCAGATTCCCCAACGCCGAGCTATTTCCAAGTCGAATCTGCGCCGAGTCCGACCACGTTCTATGTGCCGATCAACTATTCCGATGGAACCTGGACAACGGGCACCGTGGGTTTTGCGTGGGAAGGGACTTTTTACGTTACGGCGGTGATTTCCCCCACACAGTTCCAATACCAGCAGTATGGGCCGAATGGTTCCACGACAGCGATTGGCACGGTCACGCCTTATGGCCAGATGGCTCCAGGCTTCCACCTTCTGCGCTGCACGTTCCTGACGCGGCAGGGCGCGGTGCTGAAGTCGAGCTCCTACGTCAAGTTCATCGCCAACGGTGGCCAGTATCCGCAGGTAGACAATATCCCCATCGGCCCCTCAAATGTGGTTGCGCGCATTCTGGAGCTCACCGGTGCAGACGGTGCGTACTTCTTCTACCTACCCATCCCCGCGCAGGTCAACGGGCAAGTTGTCTCGACAGCCACGCAGATCAACGACAACACGACGACCTCGGTTTTGCTCGATTTCTCGGATAATTCGCTGTTCGCAGGCCTGGCGACCTCAATCCCCGGCAACGACCTGATCGCGCAGATTGTGCTGGACGGCGCGCTGGGCTTTGGGCAGTATGCGACTAGGCTGATCACTTACGGGCAGCGCAACCGCATCCAGAAGTTCCTCAACCTGGGATTCGATGGCGGGTATATGCCTTCGGCGCCACTTGTGCCCTCCGGCTGGACTGCCAGCACGAACCCCGGCACCCTAGCCGGCAACCCGGCACTGCCCCCTTCTTCCGCGTGGCTGATCAATGCCGCTGCCGGGGCGGGGCCGTCCGGAGTTCTTTCGCAGTCGGCCTACCTTGACGCTTACGGCAACCCGATTCTGACCGGAAACACGCCTTACACGCTGCGGGTTTGGCTCCAGCCGAGCGCGCTTGATGCGAATCTGACCTTTTACGCCAAGTTTTCGAGCGCACTCACAGGATTCATTTCGGTCGCATCGATCGATGGCGCACAGATGAGCGCACGCGGTGGATTCGTCGAGACAGATTTCACCGTAGTAACGCCGGAAGCCATCCCGACTGACATGCTGCTGACCATCTACGCGGCCTCGACAGTTGCCAACCAAAGCGTGCTGGTGGATGAAATCAACGTGATCTACTCGCAGACGCCCTACCTGGACGGCGTTCTTTTCGGCTCCTACGGCAACAACGCAGAGGGCATTGACGGCGAATCGGGCAAGTTCGGCCCGGTGACGGACACGCGCAAGGTGATGGATTTCGGTGTGATGCGCGAGACGTTCTACATGCTCACGCAGGAACCCAGCGGGCGGCTGCACGAGACCACCGACAACGGAACGACCGAACCCAGCGGATGGCAGGTAAACGAGGTAGGAGCGAACTGTGGAGCATTATCGGCGTTCTCGCTTACAAAATCACAGGCGGATGATACCGCGGCCTCGGGTGGCGAGGAGTGGATGGCCTGGGCCAGCCTCTCGGGTGCGCGGATCTTCGGCGGCTCATATCCCGACAAGATTTCGCAGGAGATTCAGCCGGACTGGGCGCAGATCAACCCCGCGGCTGCGCTGACCGTCTGGAGCGTGAATGACCCGGTGGAGCGGGCGCTGTATTTCGGCGTTCCACGTGGAACATCTACCGCGCCATCGCACATCCTGTTTATGTCCTATCGGCAGCTTGATTCAGCGCAGTCCATCGCCGGGTCGCCGCCATTCCGCGTATCCTTCAGCGGAAAGCTGATCGCAACAGACAACTCCCGCAAGTGGTCGCTATGGAACATGAGCATGAACGGCGCTGCGCTGATGTACCGCGAGGCCGGCACGCTCTCGCTGGTGCTGGGCGGTGGAAACGGTGCCACGCCGGGCGCGGGCGGATTTGGGAATGTCTACACGCTCAACCCGAACAAGTACACCGACGACGATTATGGGCAGGTGAACAGCTACTACTACACCTATGGCTTTGTGAACCGCGGCGCAGAGCAGCAATTACAGGTTGGCAGCCATCAAAAGGGATTCTTCGGCGTTCTGGCAACGGTCACTTGGCCGGCGGGAACGATGCTGGTCCAGGTCGCGCCAAATAATCCGGCGAACATCTGGCCGCTGTCCTGCGAGCGCACAGTGAGCCAGCCGAATATCGACCTCCAGTGGGGAATGGGAGGCATGATCATTGCGCGGGGCAGCCGATTCTTTCTGAAATTCTCAGCGCAACCGCTGCCGGGCGAGACGGACAACGCCTACAATATCCAGATGGTGACATGCTTGATTGTCCCGACTCGTTTGAAGACTAGGGGCGCGGCGCAATGACATTGAAGATAAGAAACCTCGACTACCTGCGCAACGCTGACCCGGCCACGACCGGAAGCAGCTACGGCGCAAAACTGTACGAGGCCCTGCAGGACATCAATAACGCAGTTACGAACCACCTTGCGCAGACGAATAGCAACCCCATCGGCGAACCGCATCCGCCTGACGGGCAGATGGGCGTCAAGGTCACCGCGCAGGGCGGCTACATGCACGTTGCCATCAACGACCAGGGTCCGCTTTCGCGCGGCGTCAAGTATTGGGTAGCGCACGCCGATAACCCCAACTTCACGAACGCCATCCACACGCAGGCATCGGGAACAGAACTGCGCAACCACACGGAATTCATCGGCAACCAGACGCGCTATGTGCAGGTCTACAAGTCCTACGCAGGGAGTGGTCCGACGCAGCCGGTGATTCATGGCGGCGCAACACCGATTGCGGTCCGGGGCGGCGGTTCGCATCCGGGTCCCCTTTGGCTTCCATCTGAGGGAACAGGAACGGGCACAGCGGGGCAGCATCCGAGCGGACCTGGGCCAGTTCCATTCCGCAGCGCAACCGGAAAGCCGCCTACGACATGATCCGCGCTCGGCAAGATTCCGACGACGCCGAATTGCGCGCGTTGTACACTGATGGTGACGTACCCAAACTTTTTTATGAGCGCGTTTTGGTTGAGGATGGCAGGATTGTAGGGCACGCTGGTATCAGAATGGTTCCTGAAGTGGTTTTAGCGCTGGCAAAAGGCCATCCGGCAGCGAAAATGCACTGGTTACGGACGTTCCACGTGGAACTATTAGCGTGGATGAACGAAACGGGGCACAAGCGGACCATCGCTCTCGTCACACCGAAGATCGCACGAGGCTTCCTGCGGAGGCTGGTATCTTTGGGGTACAAGGAGGGTTGCCAGAGCGCAATCTTTCTTGCGGAGGGTGATAAATGGCGGGCGGATCAGGAATCAAATCGCAGGATTTAGCGAATTCGACCACAGGGCAGGGAATCTCCAAAACCGGCCAGAACAATGCCGCATCCCTCTACGGCACCCTCAGCCCCACGCTGAGTACAATGGCGACCAATCCGCAGGGCATCAACCCCGCGGACATGGCCAAAATCCAGACATCCAACATGCAGACCGCCGGTGGAGCGAACGCGGGCGCTGTCGGGCAAGGTTCCTTGCTTGCGGCGCGCACGAAGAATGCGGGCACCGCAGACTCGGCTATCGCGAAGAGCGGCGAATCGGCAAGCCAGAATCTATCCAAGGCGAATCTCACCACGCAGAACGAAAATCAGCAGGTCAAACAGCAGCAGCAGGGAGAAGGACTGAAGGGTTTACAAAGCCTCTATGGAACCAACGAAGGAACGGCGGTGGGCGGCTTGAATTCCTCAAATAATGCGCTCAAGAACGCTGGCGATGTAGGGAATTTTTGGCAGAAACTGCTTTTGCAAGGAGTTCAGTCTGGCGGCCAAGCAGCATCGGCGTACCTGGGGAATCAATAATGGCTTTCAACTTCAATCCGGTATTGAGCGAGATTCAGGGGCACATGCAATCTTTGTCTCCCGATGCGCAGGCTGTTGTGGCGAAAATGGGCGGTAATTCGCAGCCTACTCCTACCGCAACTACTGCCGCACAAGCACCCTCAGTTATTCCTCACGGCATGCTCTTACCGCACCCGGACGCCGGCCCTGAGCCCGCGCCAATCTCAATGGGCAGCACAACTCCATCGATTTCTACGCCCGCAATACCGAGCGCGGCACCGCAGTTGGTCACCGGGCCTAAGCGCGGTCAGGAGATGATGACGACAGGGCAGCAAGTCCACCAGGGAACGCTGCTCGGCGACCAGACAGAGCTGTCGCGTTCGCTTGACGAAGGTGCGGGCATCAACAGCATTGCGCACAGAATCGAAGGAGCGATGCCGAATCATCCACTGCTTGGCAAGATTCTCGGATGGGGCGCTCAAGTTCCTGCGATGATTGGCGATACCGCTCTCGAAAGTGCATCGCCTATTGCGCGAATGGCGCTGTCAAATGTGCCGGGCACATATGCGCACCAGGCGGTGACTCTCGGACATGAGCGCGGCCAGGTCGCGCAGGATGAAGCCAACGCGCAGAAGCAGGCGCAGACCGCCAGCGAGAACGCCACCGCGCAGCATACCGCTGTGGAGACGCCAGAGATTGCGCCGAACGCGGAAAGCACACGCGGATTGCAGGGTGCCCAGAAAACGAATCTTGAGTCGGAAACCAACGTCCGCGAGAATCCGCCTGAAGTTTGGAAAGCACTCACGGGGATGGTTGGTCCGAACGGCGAGCCAGTTGAATATGAGGAGCGTTCCGGGCAGACGCGGCTTGGCAATGTGACGGGCATTCAACCGATGAAGCAGCCCAAGCCAGATTCTCCCGAGCAGCAGTATATCGATGAGTACCAGAAGCTACACAAGGGCGCAACGATCGCGCAAGCCGAGCGCCAATACTCGCTCGATACGCAGCGGCCTCCCCAAATTGCGCCAATCATGATGATGGTGCCGAACGGTAACGGCGGCTCGACAGCGACGGTTGTACGGCCCGGGAGCAATATTGCGCCCGGCGCACAGACCGCTGCTGGACTGAATTCCGTGAACACGCCCACGATGACGCAGCGCACTGCGGCTGGCCGTGCACAGACAGTCATCGAGATGGCCCCAGAAGTCATAGCCAGAATCGATGCAGCAGCTTCTCAAATGGGACCTGTCGCGGGCCGATGGAACGAGTTCATGCAGGGCAAAGTGGGTGCTCCGAATCAGCAAATGGCAGAATTGCGTTCAGACCTGCTTATGATGTCGAGCGCGGTCGCTCTGGCTCATGCGCAAGGACGTTTGCCAGAGAATTTACGCGAAGAGTTTGACCACGCCATCAACGCCCCGCACCAGACGCCGGCCAACCTAAAGGGAATCATTCAAACGATGATTCCATGGCTTCAGAAGGTTCAAGATCAGGGACATACCGTAGGAAACCAGCAACAGGCAGCGCCGCCGCGGCCGCCCAATGTTCCAGCGGGTTACCATTTCGACGCAAAAGGCCCCAAAGGAACAGGATGGTACAAATAGATGCCGCCGCTGAAAGCACAACCCGCGCCTGATTTCATTCCCGCTGGGGGAGAGTGGGTCCACACGGGCACAACGGCGGATCACCGCGCCATGCTGATCGGAGATCAGGGAGTTTCCGCGCCTTCGAACGGCGGCCAAGTCACAGGAACAGACGCAGATTTCATCCCGGCCGATCCAAATTACAGCACATCCACAGCACAGCCGCACGAAAATCCTACCCTCATGCAAGCGATTAGCAACACGGCTACTAAAGCGCAGAACGATTTCGATACGGCTCTTGGCCCAAAGCCGCACAGCCTCGATCAGGGGATTCTCGGAAACCTCGAGACCGGCGCGGGGAATGTACTCAAAAGCATCCCCCACGCTCTAGGGTCCATCGTCATGCACCCGGAGGATACCGGAGAGGCAATTTTGCGCGGGTCTCCCCTTGGGGTGTTGATGGACTCCTATGGGTATGATCCTAACAATCCAGGGAAGTCCACCTTTGACCTGAGCAAGTCTATCTATGGCGACATGGCTCACCAAATTGCAACCAATCCCGCCGAGTCCGCCGAAACGCTCATTCCTCAATTGGCCGCTGGTACTCTGCTTGGCCATCCGTATGCGAATCCAGCCCTAAGAGCAGGAGGGGCCGCGATGGAAGGAGCGGGAAAGGCTGGAAGGTTTTTATCCGCGACACCCGAAGCGCAGCGACTCGCGTTCACCCGCGAACTCAAGCCGGGAACGCCGATGCAGGCCCTTGGGGACGCGCTGAAGCCCACACAGTCGGAACGTCCAGACTTTATGGGAAATTTCAACGAAACGTTTCCGCCTATCGCTGCGACCAATCCGAGCGGAGTCGCCGAAGTTGCGTCTCAGGCGGGGAGATTGGGGCGTGGACAACTCAAGGACTTTGCGCGGCTGCGTGCTCCTTTCCGCGATGCCCCTGTTGATATGACTCCAGTCGCGAAGGCGCAAATAGGGAGCACTAACAGGCTTGATCTCTTAGAGCATCCAGGGATTGAATCGCGCACAGCAGGAACTGCTTCGCGATACGTTCCCGACACAGAACCTACGACCGTAACACAGACAAGTCCGATCCTAGATCAGCGCGGGGATCCGATCACAACTGAAAAGCTAATCCCCGGAGAAGAGCCAACAACGATGCGGGATGTTGACGCCTTGCGCCGCGAGACGAATCAAAAGTTACAGCCTTTTTATCAGAAAGCGGAGGGTAATAAATACACTGCGCGGGCTAACCCGGAAGTGCGTCGCCTTGAAGCGTCTGGAAACGCTCTGCGTGGTGTCGAATATGGAAATCTATCCGATCTAAGTGGTGTCCCCGAAGAGGACATTCGCGCCGGTCAGAACCGCTATGGCGCCTTCCATGATTTAGGTGATATTGCTACTCGGCAGGCAAACCGCATGGCTACCACAACAGACCCGACCAACATCGCGGGGGTGGATGTATTCCGCCCTAAAAGTACCGTCATGCGCTATGTTGGAAATAGGCTTCTTGGCGATGTTGACAGCCCCAATGCGCTTGTTCGTTCCGCTGTAGATCGATTCCAGAACCCTGAGGAAACGCCGATGCCGATGGGCGGGGGTGCCGTCAAGCCGCTTCTGCGTGGGGTATCGGCTTTCCCTTCCGCGCTCGGTTCGCTTTTGAATAATGGAACGGCGCGCAACTTGATGACGGCTCCGATTTACCCGCTCACGACTACACAAACATTGCCCCCTCGAAAGGACAACCAATGAAACCGTTTCGCTGGCTACTTCTGTTCGTACTTGCATCGCCGCTCATGGCGCAGAACGTGCGCTGGGACCTTCCCGTCTACACCACGCAGGCGCAGGGCGGAAACCTGCTGCCTGTCTACGCTGTGCCGGGTGCTTCGGTGTCGTTCTACAATGAGCCGTCTGGCTCACTGGCAACCACCTACAACTCGGCAACGTCAACCACTGCGTGCCCGACCGGCTCGCAGGTTGTGCTGAACGGATCCGGGGCTTGCGTTTCGTCCGCTGACTCCTATGGCAACATGGGCGGATGGTTCACCAGCGGGCAGTACATGGCGACCATCTCATCCTCGCAGCGCAGCTACAACTACTACTTCACGATCGGCGGCGGAAGCGGTGCGGGTGGGGTGTCCTCCATAACGCCGGCTGCCGGGCTGACCTGTACGCCACTGGCAGGCGGAAGCTGCACAGGCGCGGTCACGCTTTCGCTGTCCACTACGTTCGCCATCACTTCGTTCACGGGGTGCAGCGGGGCGCTTGAACTGGGGCAGACGGTCACGAATCCGACCTGTAGCGCAACCTACTCTGGAACGCCGACCAGCGCAAGCATCACGAATACAGACTCCATAAGCTCGCCGCTTGTGCTGGCCTCGCCATTCACCAGCGGCACAATCGTTGGCAGTTTCTATCACACCACGATCACGACAACTACGGTGCAGCTCACCGCTACGGGGTCTTCTACGCAAACCGCCAATCAGACCTACACATGGAACCCGCGCATCTTCGGCGGCCTGGGCACTGCTGGCGCCACGTCGACAGTCACAGCCAGTGGCACCACAGCGGTGCTGTCAACCTCCGATGCGCTGCCGAGCGCTGGCCTGGGCGCAGAGACAGTTGGGCAGACGTTCGGCCCCTATTCTCCTTCAAGCCAGACGATCTACCTGCTTTTGACAGGCGGATCGCACACGTTCACCGATGCAACGACCGGATTCCCGTTCGCCTTCAATACGCCAACAACGGTGACGTTTGTCAACGAATTTGGCGTGACGATCACCATGTACCTCTATCAGAGCACGAACGTTCTCACCGGCACGTTCCAGCCTCGGATCGCGAGCTAACATGAGAATTCTACGATGGCTGCTCTTCGCGCTACTTATGCCCGTAGGCGCCTCTGCGCAGATTCAGGTCCCACAGATCAACCTCAGCGGAAACATCGGCTGCCAGGGATTCCCTTGCGTGAATACCGGAACGCTGGTTTTCGCTTCTGACGCAAATCATGCGATGACGGTCACGGAAACATCCGCGTTCGACATCAAGGTGACCAGCAGCGTGAGCCTGACTGCGACGCGGAACCTGGTTGCACCCACCGGCCGCTTTCCCTTCACAATCGAGAACGCCACGACGGGCGGCCAGAGCATACAGATCATCGGTTCTAGCGGCACTGGCGTCACAATTCCCAACGGTATGACCGTCTCTGTATGGAATGATGGATCGAACTATGTGCAGGTAACGTCCACCGGATATGTATCCACGAGCCTCACCACGCCGCAGACGATGGCCGGAGCGTTGAGTCTTCCGACCCTGACAACATCTGCAAGCCTCAATTCCAGCGGCACACTTAGCGTCACTGGCGGCGCTAATCTCAACGGCGGCGCTATTATTGGCGGGTCCGGATTGGGCGCGTCAACCATCTCGGATGCTGCGATTCCAGCCAGCACTTTGCCCATCTGCGCAAATGGTACAGCGGCAGCATTTACCACTACGGGGTGCAGTGGAGGAGCGCCAGGCGGATCAGCGGGAGGAGACCTGAGCGGAACATATCCAAACCCTACTGTAGCGAAAGTGAACGGAGCGGCGATACCTGCCAGCGCTTCGATTGTGGGGACCAATAGCAGCCAACAGTTCATCGACACATCTACAACTTTCCTTGCCGCGTCTCCTATATTGTCAACCGGATATGACGATCTGAGTGTGACGGGATATATCCCGTTCTCGGGCGGTGAAACAGCCTTTTCAGCAACAGAAGCGCCCGAACAATCTCTCTCTCCGGTTAACTGTACCGTCAATAATCTTAGAGTCCTATTGACCAGCGGAGATCAGGGAAATCTGACTACGGTTACAGTTTCGCTTAGGCAGAATGGGGCATCATCGTCTCTTACATGCACGATAACGGGCAATGGAAGCACGGGGAACAACTGCGTAGACTTGGCGCACAATCCATCTGTAGTAGCGGGGGATAGAATCGACTGGCAGATTGCCGTATCATCAGGTTTGACAATAACAGGAAATGTTGCTATTTCGGCAACTTGGCAGTGCGTAATCTAATCAAGTAGGAGATCACATGAAGTCAGCAATCAAACTCGCAGCGATTCTTTTGATGGCAATTCCGTGCGCCGCACAGATTCCCGCGCCACAGATCGCACTTACCGGAAACATCGGCTGCCAGGGGTTTCCCTGCGTGAACAACGGAACGCTGATCTTCGCATCCGATGCGGATCACACCATGACTGCGCGGGAAACCAGCGCCTTTTACATCAAGCTGACTTCGTCGGTGACCTTGACAGCCACGCGCAATCTACGCGCTCCATTGGGCAACTTCCCGTTCACTATCCAGAACGCCACGACGGGTGGTCAGAGCGTCCAGATCGTCGGACCCAGCGGCCTGGGCGTCACGATTGCCAACGGCGCGACGGTGGCCGTCTGGAACAATGGAACTGACTATGTGCAAGTGGGGATTTCGGGTAGCTACCTATCTCTCGGAGGCGGCACGCTAACCGGCCCACTCACCGGCACCAGCGCATCGTTCTCTGGCACCGTCGCGGCTCTTGCTACGAACCTTGTGCAACACGCCGAAATGTTTGCTGGAACAACAGCGGACGCGCAAATTTCCGCATGTATTGCAGCCGTCGGTACTGGTGGAACGTGTGACATGCGTGGTTATGGTGCTACTAGCCGCACCATAGCGGCCACAGTAACCACCGTGCAAAAGGTTTCTCTAATTTTTGATCCTGCGACGACATTTACGGCAGCTTCACCGTCTATAGACATGTTTGCCATCATGCCAGACAGTTCAATTACGGGCCTTACAGTGGATAACAGCGCTCTCGGAAACTATGCAGGTAATGTCGTAAAATTTCCAGGGACTTGCGGAGATGGCGCACCGTGCAGTCTAACGAACTTTCTCTTTATCAACGGTACCGTGACAAGTGGTATTACGACTGGAACAGCAATACAACTGAAAGCGCTTTCTGGGGTGAATACCCTGGCGTATGTGGATATTGAACACGGGCGCACTGTTGGTTTTCAGAATGGGATTTTTCTCACATCTACAGGGGCGATAGGGTCGAATTATTTCGTCAATGACACTCGGGTTAATGATGTTAACATCAAGAACGCAGTAAACTGCATCTATTACCAGTCTAATCCTGGAGATATTATAGGAAATGTTTTTGTCAATTCGTCGTGCCAGTCGGGGCCGCAGTCGGCGACCGGACTTATGGTAAATGGTGTTGCCGGGTCTAACACATATTCAAACAGTTTCGTGAACTTCAATATTTGGGACTACGGCTTCACTTCATCGCAGGCGAGCTATAGTTATAATGCCTTTACCAATCATAACGCCTTCATGGGGAATATTGTCTCAGGGAGTATGGACACGTCCTCCGACGGAGGGACACGTAATAGCTGGTGGAATTTCTCGAAAAACTATCAGTGGTTTGATTTGGCCGGTGGGTTCCACGCATTGGGACCGTCCAGTTTTGGTATCACCAGTGTGCCTGAGATCGATATGACGGACTCTGGTTCAAATCTTTGGAAAATCCAGCCCACCACGTTGGGGTTTAATGTGGTTCTGCCGGGCACAGGAGCAAATACATGGCTAGGCTGGAACAGCGTGACTACTAACCAGTCAATCGCGCAACAGTTCGTGGGAGGAAACTTGCTTACCTCCGATCCGTCGTGTACTTCAGGGTCTTACTGGATTGACCCCATCGCAGGCAGCACAAACAATTGGCGTATGTGCAGCAATGGGACGCTGAGTACGCTCCCAACTGCAACTACTCCCCTCACGGGAACCACGGCAAGCATCGGAGGCGATCTCCTGGCCGTTGGCTGTACGAATGAAACGACCTTGACCGTAACCGGCGCAACAACTGCAATGGCCTGCGTTATTTCTGGTACAGCAGGGAATCCAGCCAACGTCCAACCACAATGCGCAGTGACTGCTGCGAATACGGTCACTCCGCAATTATGCACAGCAGTGGCAGTGACGCCTACCGCCCGGACTTACAATGTGAGAATCCTGCAATAGGACCCGGCATCAAGAGAGTCAAGTTGAATACATCTGAACGGTACCTAATCGTCAGATGGGAGTCAGGCAACGATAATGTGCGCACTGCGGTGCCTGAGCAGGACCGCAGCGCCTTCATTCCTTCCCGTCGCTCCAGTGCGGCGCAGTCTCATTTCCCCGGGCCGGACGCTCATCGTGCACGATCTGCATGTCGTGGCAGCAATGCTCGCCGCTGGTATGCTTGCGCTTCGGAGTGCCCGTGCAGTACCGCGGCGCAAAATCTGCCAGGCCAATGTACCCGCATTTCGTTGCGCCGCAGTCTGGACACTTCCAGCGCACTAGGAATTGCTCGTTCATGTCAGCCCCTCACCCACGCGCATACACATGGCTCGGCACCTTCTTCAGCGCCTGCCGTTGAATCTCGCGTGCTACTTCGTTCGGGTCCGGGTAGAAGTCTTTGCGGTTTGGGTCAATCCGCAGCGCATTCACCGCATCCTGTAGGGCCTGCGCGCCATGCTTCTGAATCAGGCGCTCCCAGTCCGCGGCGTATTCATCGATCGATTCCGCTCGGTCCTGGTTCGGCCATCTCCGCTGCATCTGGCCGCTCAAAACTGTCAGCGCTAACCCATCCTCTGCGGACAGCCGTTTCTGCAACTGCCCGGAGGTTGGCTTCAACACGTTGGCTAGCTGGGCTTCGCTGATTTTTCTCAGATCCGACATTTGCGTTCTCCTGTGGGGGCTGCGCTGACTTCTCGGCCAGCTCTATTGCTTTTCCTGCTTGCAGCGGGTAATCGATGGTTGCGACCCATTTCCGGTCGTTCGCGCCGGCGTACCAGTCCGTCGCGGCGATGAAGGCACATGCAGCGCGGAAGTCGGGCAGCCAGCCGGGTTCCTTGAGCCTGGTTCGGATCACCGCTTGGCGCTTGAACGTGTTTCTTGCCTGGGGGAGTTTGCCTTTCGCGGCCTCGTTCCAGATCGAGATTATGTCGGCAGGGGTCGGTGAAACCGACGTAGGCTTTTGTTTTTCTTCTGCCTCTGCTTCTGCCTCTGCCTGTGTGGAATTCTTTGGACTGTCTTTGACAACATTGGACACTGCTGGACTTTCCGCGCATTTCTTGGACCGCTGCTCTCGCTTTGCATCGCGAAAGTAGGCGCGCCGAGCTTCCTCGTCGCGGAGGTTGCGGTAGTGCTCATAATTGACGATCTGCCAGCCCCAGGAGCGGTGCGAGTCGATAGGTACCAGCCGCCTGCCCTCTTCGCCCTGAGAGCGGCTCTCAGGGTCCGGAGAGGAAAGCACCAAGATTCCCCGCTGCACAATCTCTAGGGGTACATTTGTGCGCCGGGAGACGGCCTGCGGCGTCATGTCCACGACGCCAAGCTTGTCGGCCAGCACAAGAAAGTCCTCAAAGACAAGTCGGACTAGATAATCTTCTGCGACAGATGAATCGAATATCTGCCCGAATACTTTTGCAAACATACTTGCACCCTACACCTTTGGTCGCGGACTGTCTTGGACAAAATGGAAATCAATCGGGGATCGCGATTTCCAGAGATGACTCAGGGACGATAGTCAAGAACTCTCGCGTCTGAATCCTTCGCAGCGCCGACACGAGCATAGTGCGCTCATCTTGATGCTCGCCTGAATCGAGTGCGCGAAACTTAGCCTTAATTTTGACGCGGATGTAACCGCCGTCCACAATGATCAGGCCGTAGTCAGTGCCTTCCAGGTCTTCAGGTTTGATCACGCCCGGTTCGCAAATAAAGTACCGCTCGTTGCCTACCAGATGACCGATGCGAATGCATGGCTTATTTTTGTTCGCCAAGAAATCTGCTCGACTTGCCTTACACTCGACCACGATTGATTTATGGGCCTGCCATCCAATCGCGTCTGGATTCTCCATCGCGCTGGTTGAAATCTCAGCCAGCACAGCCCCGCAATGTTGCGTACCTGTAAGCCATCGAACAGCGGCCCGTACCAATTCTTTGTGCGTCACTCTTTCATCCTCTCGTAAAATGCTGGGCGGGATACTGCGCTGATTCCCGCCTGGTTTGCGTGTAGGTTGCCTAGCTGATAATTGGCAGGTTCGCTAATTCAGCCACTTCGGACGTTTTGATACGGTTGCGCAGCCATTCGGAAATGAGCCCAATAGCTGCAATCTTCCAGGCCCCGCCGTCTGCTTCAAACAGCGCCAATTGCGCGCCATCCTTCACGCGGAAAATGAAATCGCTGGCCGGCTGATCCAGTTCGCGGAACGTGCGGAAAGGTTTCAGTATGACGCGCGCCTTTACTTCGACGCTTTCCTTGAAGGCGGAACCGCGCTGGACGGTTACCTCCTGAGTGATTCCCCTGTCTACCTGCTTCACGGTTTCCTTGCCGGTGATGTGGCTGGCGAGGTCGAGCAGTCCGGCGAGGTCAGGGGTGCTCTGGAAGTGGGATTGCAGGCCGATGATGAAGTCTTCTTGCGTCCCAAATCGATTGAAATATGGGAAGGTGGTTACGCCCTCGGTCAGTACCGCGGTCACGTGTGCAATGCGGCGGCCGTAGCTGTCCGCTTTGCGCTGAACGAGATCCACGCGGCCAAAGGTTGTGATGTGGATCAAACTCCCAGCAACTTCGAAGCCATCCACGCCAGATTCGAGCAAGTTGACAAATCCATCCAGCGTGCCGACAGAGAGCGCCGGAGCCGATGGGGTGGGAATAAGCGTGAGGGCGCGCGTCCCATAAGGCAGACCATGAATTTGGATCTGCGTTGCGGGCGCAAGGTCAACGATTTTCTGAATGAATTCTGCGGATTGGTCCAAATTACACCGTCTCTTTCTGCTGTTGTTCTGGTTCGGTTTCCCCTTCAAACAGGTCGATTTGGCTGGTGTCCTGCGTAAAGGCTTCGATAACGCCGTCAATCTTCTTGAGGTAGATGGTGGAGTCCACACCATTGACCGGTGACAGTTTGGTGTCAACCGAGCACACGACAGCGGCCCCGGAGCGGTCCTTGTATGGGACAAACTCGAAAGTCAGGGAAATCTTGCGGTGCTTGTCGAGCATCGTGTTTGGGTCTTTGATGTTCGCGTTGACCGCCTCTAGAGCGTTCTAGAAAAGCGGATGCGCGGCGCCCCGGCAAATCGTGAACAGGTCTACTTTGGGAGCTTGCATTTCTGTCTCATTTCTTCGAATTCCATCGATTGGGTTATGCGGTCACCTTGACCATCTGCTCATTGCAGTCCGCGTGCTTCTTCGTCCAGCAGTCTGGGCAGAAGAAGAACAGTACCTTGCGCCGCACCGAGCTGTCCCTTGCACTGTGCGGTGGCCGCAATGGTTGCACGGTATCTTGCGGCCCACCAGGGGCTTGCGGCGCGGCTTCACTTCGTCACCGCAGGCGGCGTTTTGAGATGGCCGGCGAGGTACCGCGCAACGATGTAACGCCTCAGCCAGGCAGCGGGCGTGCGGTCGTCGTCGTACGCCAGTTCCTTGATTTGCGCATAGGTTTCCGGCTCATCGGTCATATCGACGGTGATGGTCTTGCGCTCCGGCTTGGTGGGCTTGGGCGGAGCGGCCGGTTGCGGGGTGGGTTCGCGGTCGAGGTCGTTCTCGATGGCGTGCCGCTCTTCTTTGTCTGCGCTCAGGTTCATCGCTGCAACTCGCGCTGCGGCGGCCTCGATGGTTTCTGCGTCGTATTCGGGTGCGGGTGTATGCTGCATCTTCGTTCCTTTCTTTCGGTTATGCGCACTCTGCGCGGGTTAACGGTCGGTCGCGCTCAATCTGGTATCCCAAAGTAGCGCGGCGCTGAAGTTCCTTGCGGTCCTGCTGGTCGCCTATGTCCGCTTCCAGGTTCGCAGCATACTGCCCTTCGGCGTCCAGCGGCTCCGGTGGGTCAATGTTGCCGCGCTTGAGGCTACAGATCGCGACAAAGCGCGTCATGTGAGCGCTTCCACGGTGATAACTGTGCAACCTTCATCGGGCCGCGAATCAGAGTCCAAGTCTACTACCAAGCGGCGCACGCGAGCATCTGACATGCGCTTGTCTTTGATGCTTTGGAATACGCCGCAGTCTGCCAGGCCATCCAGAACCAGCTTGGGGAAGTTATCTACATCGCCCCGGCCTCCTTTTGGCAGCACAACCGCAATGTGAACAGAGAACTTCTTTGCGCAAACTCGCATACCTTGAGCGTAGACAGCAATCGCAGCCTTGAACGCAGTAGCCTCTGCGGTAACATAACTCCTGCCGGTGCGCGTGTGCTTGACGTAGTGGTTCACTGATGGCGGCACGAGAGGGACTATAAAAGTGATCATGCGCACACCTCCACGTTGAACGCTCTTGCCTGCTTGTCCTCTTGCTCCACGCGCCCGATGCGGCCCTTGACCCGCTGACCGATCTCGGGAAGTTTGTGCGCGCGGGTATAGTTCTTGTGCATGAAGAGCGTCTCGCCGGCATCTGTGCGCACCCAACCTATGTCGCGTTGCGGAATCGTATTTTCTACGACGCCAGTGAAGTTTTCAACTTGCTGCGCTGTCTGCATGGTTCCCTCTCAAAAAGGAATATCGTCGTCCGAGATTTCGGTTTGTGCTGCAAGGCTGCTTGAGGCTGTATCAGTGTTGTCGTGCGACAATTTCGAGGCGAACTGCCGGTCAAGGCTGCTTATTTCTTCCTCCCGCAGCGGAGTTAGATTCAGCGATTTGCGGTCATTGATGCGCCACTTTTCGCGGGGCGCACCGCCGTTGTAACTTTCGTGTTCGCAAGATAGTTCGACATTCTTGCCGACAAAGCTTTGATGTTCAAGGTGCGCAGGATCGAGAGGGCCGAACGACTGGCCGCGAAAGCCTAGAGCGCGGAGCGTGTGTCCGACAAATTCAACTGTCCTTTCCGTTAGTGCCATGTAGATGGTGCGGCTGTATTGCTTTTCAAGTTCAACGACTCCGGAACTTGATTGAAAGCCGAGAATTCGTACTTCCAAAACAAACTGCGCTGTCCCTGTCTTTGCCTTGGACAGCCCTTGGCCGATAATCGTTCCCATGTAGTTACCGGCCTCATAAAACGGTGCGTTTGCCATGATTTACCCTTTCCAGTTTGGATCTGCTGCTTGAATGTCCGCGTCGGTCAGCCCAAGGTCGCCGAAATCTTCCGCAACGCGCTCAGGTTCGGCAACCTCCGGCGCTCTGGCTTTCAGGCGCTCAATGGTCGCGTCCACATCCGCCAAGAACTTGTCTGTCGCCTCGCGCATCTTGGCAATCTGTGCCTCGCACTCTGCGCGGTGCAAACGGATTGTGAACTGCACGTAGCGCCTGGGCAGGATCGGTCCGAACATCGCTGGATCGTTGCTCATGCCTCCGTCGCGGCTGATAAAGTCGATCCATTGCAGCGGCGGGCAGCACATGAATGCGAAGAGCAGTTGCGGCATGTTGCCCTCGGGAATCTGGCCCGCGTCGAGGGTTTGCAGGTGCGTGGTTGTGCGCGGGCACTTCGACTCGATTGCGCCGACCAGATTGCCAGCGGCGTCGTTTACCAGACCGTCAGGACTCCAGCCTGTGCGCTCATTATCGCCTACCACCATGCCGACCTCTTCGACCATCACGCCCTCTTCGAGTTCGTAGGCCGTGCGGGCCGCTGGCTCGGAGAATGTGCCAGCCTTCATGGGCGCTGAAACGAAGTGATCTTGCGCCGCGATGCCGCTCAGGATCTCTGCGACCTTCTCCAGCCGGTAGAGTTTGCGCTTGGAACCCTCCACGCCCTTCTGCGTGAAATCGAGAATGGCTGAGGCGCTGGAAGCCGTGGCGCGGCCTAAGTGCGCCTGAAAGAAGTCATCGGACACGTTACCGCCTGTGCCGTGCTGCGCGAATCGTAGAATCTGCATTGTCGCTCCTTAGTACGAAATGGTTACGTGCGGCACAGCGCCCTTTGCAATGGCAATGAGCAAGTCTTGGGCGCGATCCATTGGGATGTCGAGCGCAACAATCGCGCCCAGGACTTCGTTGTCAATCTTGAGCCGATGCGCCTTATTCTTTGCCCGGGTCTCAGCAGCAATCCGCGCTTCGCGCTGTTCGTCTTCCAGCCTGAGACGTTCCTTTGCGACGGCTGCGATGCGCTCAATATCGGCTGCCTTCAAAGCTTTCTGCTGTGCAAGCTCTGCCGCTTCAGCCTCGGCAACGCGCCTGGCCTCTGCTGCTTCCGCCGCACGCTCTGCCTCTGCTTGTTGGTCTGCGAGCCGCTGGCGCTCTTGGGCGATGGCTCTGCGCTCGGAGTCCGCAGCCTCTTGCGCGGCCAACACGGCGCGGTGGGCGGCTTCCTTGAGGTCGCGCTCTGCTTTCTGCTCCGCGGCGATCCTCTCGGCTTCGGCCTGCTTCGCCCGCGCCTCGGCCTCGATGCGCTCATTCTCGACCCGCTGGCGCTCACGCTCGGCAGCTTCGCGGGCAATGCGCGCTTGCTCGGCTGCGCGGCGCTCTGCGGCATCCTGGGCGGCTTTGGCGGCTGCTTCCTCGCGTTCCTTGATGGCGCGTTCAGCGGCTTCGGCGCGAAGACGGTCCAGTTCAATTTTCGCTGCTTCGTGCTCCTCTTTCGCCTTGATAGCCCGCAAAATCTGCTCTTTAGCCCATGCTTTGGTTCGCTCTGCACGGGTCGAGAATTCCTGCCAGTCCCGCGGATCGCTCTCGATCTCACGTATCCGCTCCCGCATGGCTTCTGCTGAAAATTCCATCCAGTTTTGAAGCGAATGCGGACCGGAAAGCTCAATCTCTGCCAGCGCCGCCTCGTGCGCAGCTTTGCGTGCCGTCTCCGCATTCTCCAGGTCCGTCACCGGCTTGCGCACTTCGACCTTGAAGGCGTCCAAGTCGTCGCGCATTGCCTTGCGGTCGGAGTTCACCGCTGTGACCACGGCGCGATGCTCTTCAATGAGTGAGTCGCCCAGTTTGTCGAGCTTGACCTTTGCGGTCGCAACGCGGGCGGACAGCGAGATCATGCGGGCGCGGTCCTTGGGAATGGACACGTCCAGCGTGGCAAGCTGTGCGCGGACTTCCTGCTTGAGATTGTCCACCAGCGCGGTGAGGGCGCCAGGGGCGTAAACCAGCGATGCCGATGTGGTTTCGATCAGCGCCAGTGACGTGATGGGCGATTCCTCCGCATCGGGCGCGAAGATTTCCAGTTTTGCGTGTGCTTCTGCGTTCAGCCTCATGCCTCGTTCTCCTTTTCCATCGTCGCAACGGTTTCAATGAACTGCTTTTTGTTGTAGAGAATCAAACACGCGTTCAACTCGCCAAACATCAACTGTGCGAGAACGTTCCCTTCGATTCCCATTGTTATCTGGCTCCCGGCCTTGACCGCTTTCATGTTGAGAAGATCGGTTCCTAGACGAATATCCTTGTTCTCCGCGGCCATGCGTTTCAGCACGTCGAAATTGTTTACTGCCATGCTAGACCCTTCCTTCCGCTTGAAGTTCGCGGTAGCGCTTGTTCTTCGCGTCCGCAAAGGTGATTGTGCTCTTGGTATCGCCGGTCGCGTCCGCGGCCTTCTGCGCGGCCATGTAAAGACGCTGTAGCTCTTTAACGTCGTTGGCCGCGCGGATATTCTCAAGGTGCGTGATGTGTTCGCGCTCATCGAGTACGCCTGGCTGCTTGCCGTCCGCGAAAGGCTTCTTTTCATCCTTGTCGATGCCGACAGCAATATTGAAAATCTGGAGCACAAGGTAGCGCTTGACGCGGGATGCAGCGGATGCCTCCGCGTCCGCTTTCGGCATCCCGTCGAACGCCGCAGTAAGAGTGAGGCGCTTGAAGTACTCCCGCGAAACGCCGCCGCGAGAAAGGATGGCTGTCATGCCCACGTAGTTATCTTTTGCTTCCTGAACCTCAGAAAAGCTAAGCGAGAACCCCTCGGCGAGATAGATTGGGCGGATAGCTCCATCGAGCCCTTTGTAATCAAGCCAGAAAATACTGTCGTGTGTATCTGTCCTCTTGCTCTTGCGCCCCTGGTTAGGAGCCAGCGTGGCAACCTTGGACTGGCAGGTGCTCAGCGCATTATCGAAATCAATCTTCGATTGCCGCTCTTCGCGCTCCCAATTGAAGCGCTCCACGGACTGCTGAAGGGCGACCAGCTCGCGGATAACCTCGGGCGACGTGCCGCTGGCGAGAGCTTGCTGCATGAGCTGCATGGGGCCTAGTTCTGCGAGTGGCGCTGGTGTTTGTTTGGTGATTGCGCTATCGGTCATTTACCTAACTCCTGCTGTGCCTTATCGTAAACAAAGCTTGCTGCATCGAATAATGCTGTTTTCCTGTCGTAACAAAAGCCGAAACGAAACGGCACACTCGATTCGGATCTCATACGGACCAGCTCGCGGGCAATCTCCCGCATCGCTTCGGCTCTTATCTGTTTCTCCTCAAGCGTCATTTCGCCTCCGCGTCCAGCATGGCTAGGCACTGTCGTAAGTCCGGAAAGTTTGCAAAGTGGCGCTCAACGAATGCACGCCGTGCTGCGATCTGCTCGGGTGTGCTGACGGGCTGCGGCTCTGGTTCGTCGCGCTCTGCGTTGTAGTCTGCGTCCGCATCGTAGTTGCTTTCGAGCGGCGCTAAATCCTCCGGGCAGGTGATGCCCAGCCATTCATCTGCGGATTCGCCGCGATATTCCCTCATTTTGTCCTCGCAAAATCTCCGTGCAATTGTTTTGCCGCTGCGCAATATGCGGCGAAAGCTAACTCTGGAGTGGGGTAGTATCCCAGATATTTGCGCTTTCCATTAAAACCTATCTGCGCTGCCCATTTTTGATTGTGCCTGTAAACCCCTTTAAATCCACTCCGATTATTGATGCAAGCTCCCCGATTGCAAAGATTCTCTGATCGTGTAGCGATCCGTAAATTTTCGTCGCGGTTATCGAGTGTGTCATGATTTTTATGGTCGCCATGCCGCTTATCTCCATGCGCTAGCCCAAGAATCACACGGTGCATGTGTAGTTTCGATTGCCTACCTTTCCCTTTACTGATGGCGCGTTCAGCATAGAAACTCATCATGGCTGGGTCCCATCTGGCATACCACTTGAAAGAATTCAGTTCCTCGAAACGATGCTCCGATACCAGCGCTACCTGACCTTGCGTCAACTGGATTTCGCGGTACAATGGCGTAGATGGGGTTGTCATGATTCGCCCTCCCAGGCGATAAGGCTTTGCCGGTGCTTCTAACACCTGACAACCCCATTATACTAGACTCCAACGCCCTTTTGTTGAAGAACGGCAGCAGATTCGATCATGTCTTGCGCATCGCTCAAGTCATCGAAGCGCATCTGCTGGATAGGCACAAGCTGATAGATGGGTTCTAGAAACTCCGGCGCAGCCCAGGGCCATTTCGGACCGCTGTACTGAAGTTTGTGCGCAGCGCGCAGTAACTCGGTGCGGTGCGTCTGCTCTTTCATCGCGTCGAGTACGCTGGCATGGAAGCTGAGCAGCGTGGCGTCTACCTCGTGCAGGTCTAGGTCTGAGTCGTCCACTACCGTGATCTCGCAGAGGGCGAAGCATGCGAAGTCAAAGCGCATTGGGTGCCTGCTTTCCGTCTGCCTTGGTTGGGTCCAGCTTCGCCGCGTTGTCGAGGGCTTTCCGCGCCTTCATGACCTCAGGGTCAAGGGTGGGATGCGTGTAAACCAGAGCGCACCGTTCGAGCATCACTGTCAGCGCCTTGACCATCTCCTCGTGCGAGGATTGCAGGGCGGCGAGTTTTCTTTCTGCGACAAGGGCGCGATTCACCCATGCATGTTCCATTTCTTGCCATTCGTGCTGTGTGGGACTGCTCATTGTTCCTCTTTTCTGCGCTCGGCCTTGCGACGTTCCTGCCCGAGCCAGCGCGTGTCGCGAATGATGTTTGTGATCTGCCAGACGAGCACGCCCATCGTAAATCCCATTACGAGAATTGCTATCTCGTGAACAGTTACCACGGTAGGCCCGCTTTCTGCGCGAAATGCACACATAGGCCGATGAGTGCGGTGCAGATAACAGCCAACACGCCCATCACAATAACATCCTCGCGCGGCGTGGAGTAACGCGCTGTGCCGTTGCGCAGGGCTTCACAATCGCGATCAGCCTCAGCGGAATATAAGGGGAGTTGCGCTGCACGCACAGCCTCAACCGCAGCATAGAAGCGTGCGACCGGGCAGAAGTTGCGATGATGCGAGGGGTTTTCCACTGGGCCTACGATCATGCCGCAGACGCAGGAGTAATCGCGGCCATCAGCCATGACCAACAGTTCAGCCATAGCGTGGCCGGAATAGATTAGCTCGATAAGCGCATTGGAGCGCTCGGTTTCAGGGGATGGTGCGGACTTGCGGAAAAAAGAGAAGAGAGACATAGTGCGCCTCGTATTACTGGGTTGATGGTGCGTTGGAATGAATTGCGCAGGAGCTAGAATTAAGGGGACTTAAAGTGTCGCTGTGTCTTCGCCCCGCGTACCCTTGAGTCTCGGCCTTGCGGCTGCTCTAGTCCGGGCATCTGGCCTTCACGTCGTCAGTATGTCTATGTCCTGCGCTGCAAGGTGGTCCACACCGATTCCGCTTGGAGCATAGTTTCATCCTGCGCAAACTTGATACTACTTAAGAGCCTTCATCGCTTCGCGCAGCAGTTCGATAACAACCTGCCGCAGGGATTTACCTTGCTTTGCCGCCTGCATCTTGAGGGACTTATGCAGCGCGGCGTCGAATTTGGTGATGCGTAATTCCATGTGTGAAGATTAGCACAGTGCGCCCAGTTTGAAACAAAAAAATGCGCAATTATTTTTTGAGAGAATACATTGCTTTCATGCGGTCAGGAAACTGCCTGCTCCATTCATCGCTTGGATCGTCCACCGGGCGCATTGTGACCAGGCCGCGATTAACTAGACCTCGCAGAGCCTCTCTCACGCCATCCGGGTTTCTGCTCTGATTCATCCACTTTGTAATTGACCAGCCGCTGATCTCTCCGCTCTTGGCGTCTGCGATGGTTGCGAGGATCTTCTGCATTCGTTCGGACATTGGTCGGTCAGTCATGGATTCCTTTCGGTGTGCGCGTATTCCTTGCCCCGCATTTCGGGCACGCCTTGCGCCGCTCCCGCGCGCCCAGCATTGCGCCGCAACCTGCGCATGGGCGCAGAGTCTTGTGTTTGGGCGACTCTGCCGCAGTGCGCCGATTAACCTCGCAGCGGATTACCGCGGTCGGTATCAACTCCAGCGGCGGGCACAGGCGGTCAAACTCCTCGACCATCG